GCATAGAATCATGTTATAAATGGCTTAGAGATTATGGTAAACATCTTGTGTACCAAGTTCAAGATGATTATCTCTTTAGTAAACACGCCATAACTTCAATGGTAAATATTTTTCATAAAATTCTTGTTGATACAGGAAGTCCTCCTATAGTTTATTCTTTCAACGATCCTTACTTGTGGCAAGTGATATACAAAGATACTCCCACACCCAGATGTATATTTTTAGGAGACGAGGGGTATTGGATTCAGTTATATGACGGTAGTTGTACATTCTTAACATCACATTATAATTTTTGTTCAAATTGGGACTTATTCGAAGATTTTTTTACATTGACAGATCTTTGGGATAAAAACAAAACAGGTGATTTAGAAAACAAATCTTTAAATTATATGTTTATTAAAAGGGGTATACTTGGAATAACCCCAATCAACTCGGTCGCACATCACCTGCAGACAGATCTTTATAAAGACCCATTTGTTGATTATAGACCTATATGGGATAGTATAGATGTCAACGTTGGATAATAATTCCAGGTCTCTTGTCAAAGCAATCACATGGAGAATTACAGGTAGCTTAGATACTTTTTTTATAAGTTGGATTATAACTGGCCAAGCACACTTAGCTGCTGGAATATCGTCTCTTGAGTTTTTAAGTAAAATAATATTGTATTATTTTCATGAGAGATTGTGGTGTAAAGTATCTTGGGGTATAAAGTAACATAAATTACTGTCTAATAACAAATACATAAATACCCAAAAACACAGGAGTTATTATGTCTGTTCCAGCTACAAGAAACGATTTTAAAGAATACTGTCTGAGAAAACTTGGTAAACCAGTAATTGAAATAAATGTTGATGATGATCAAGTTGAAGACAGGATTGATGAATCTTTGAAATATTATTGGGACTATCATTTTGACGGTTCGGATAAAGTATACTATAAACATCAAATTACTGCCAATAACGTATCTACTAACTCTATTACACTACCTCAAAATATTAATGGTGCAGTAAGGATATTCAGTATTGGTGATCCAATGGTTACCAATAATCTTTTTGATATTAGATATCAGATCGCATTGAATGACTTATATACATTGACCTCGGTTTCTATGATTCCTTATTATATGATGTTCCAACATATTCAGCTATTAGAACAGCTACTTGTTGGTCAACAGCCAATAAGATATAATAGACATAAAAATGTTCTTCATATAGACATGGATTGGGGTAAAGTTAATGTAGGAAACTTTCTTATTGTTGAAGCATATGAAGTTGTTGATCCTGACGTATATTCAGATGTTTGGGGTGACAGATGGCTTCAAGAATACTGTACAGAAAAAATAAAGTATCAGTGGGGTACTAATTTAAGTAAATTTAATGGTATGCAGCTTCCTGGAGGAGTTACTTTCAATGGCCAAGCTATTAAAGAAGAAGCAGATTTAGCTATAAAAAATCTTGAGAAAGAAATGATTTCTAGTTATTCATTACCAGTGATGGATATGATTGGTTGATGGCTACTAATTTTTATTTTAATAATTTTGGTGCTAGCCAAGAACAAATTCTTATTGAAGATTTAGTTAGAGAATCCATAAAAATGTATGGACAGGATATGTATTATCTACCCAGAACAAATGTTAATGTAGATAATATTTACGGGGAACCATCATATAGTGAATTCAACAATCATTTTCTCTTAGAAGTTTACATTAAAAGTGTTGAAGGGTTCAGTGGCCAAGGCGATTTTCTTTCAAAATTTAATCTAGAAATAAGGGACCAAATAACATTTACTATTTCAAGAAGGTCGTTCAACGAAGAAGTGGGTATTAATATCAATACAGAAAGGCCTTATGAAGGTGATTTAATATTCTTTCCCCTCAATAATAAACTGTATCAAATTAAATTTGTTGAACACGAGTCAGTTTTTTATCAACTAGGTGCTTTACAAACATATGATCTTGTTTGTGAATTGTTTGAGTATAGTAATGAAAAGTTGAATACTGGAATAGAGGCTATTGATGATCTTCAGAAAAATATCTCCTTTAACCTTTATGATTTTGGCATTGCTCTAGAAGATGGATTAGCTTTGACTGATGAAGAAGGATATGATTTAGTTCAAGAACTTTACAGTATTAAAATACAAGACCCAATATCTGATAATGTAGAAATAGAAACCAAAGCTGATTCTATCCTTGATTTCACCGAGTTAGATCCTTTCAGTGAAGGAACCTACTAATGTTTGGCCACGTATTTTATCACGATACTATTAAAAAGTATGTAATATACTTTGGAACACTATTCAATGATCTTTATATTAATAAAACTGATGGGACAAATAAAACTCAAACCATTAAAGTACCAATATCTTACGGTCCAAAAGAAAAGTTTCTAACAAGATTAACTCAAGATCCAAAACTTCAAAAGCCCGTAGCTATCCAGTTACCTAGGATGGGATTTGAGCTTATTGATTTGAATTATGCTCCAGAAAGAAAATTACCTACAATTAACAGGATGGCTGTACAAAACCCATCTAATAGTAATTTGTTAAGTTATCAGTATAGTCCAGTACCATATGATTTTAATTTTTCTCTGTACATTTTCGTAAAACAAGCAGATGATGGTACTAGAATTTTAGAGCAGATATTACCTTTCTTCACTCCTGATTGGACAGCTACTCTCAATCTTGATTCCACTATGATGCACAAGTACGATGTTCCTGTAGTGTTGAATTCAGTAAGCTCTCAAGATACATATGAAGGAGATTTCATAACAAGAAGAGCTATCATTTGGAGTCTTCAGTTTACTATGAAGGGATATATATTTGGACCTACTACCAAATCTAAAGCTATAAAAACATCATATATCAATCTTTATGAAGTAGGAAATAAGAGTATCAATCAATTTATTGCTGCGAATGGTAACCCAACTGATGTTATGACCACTATTCCCATAGTTGCTGGAAAAACAGTAGATCAAATTGAAGCAGATGATGATTATACAATTGAAACTACTATAGAGAACTATTATGATCAATGATCCTATAAGTAAAGCTCTCAACATGGTACCAATGCAAGGGGTTTTACCAGTTGAGAGTAAACCTATTGATAACAACGATGATTTTGAATATGCTCGAGGAAATATGTTAAGTATTCTTGAAAGAGGTAATGGTGCCCTTGATAGTTTGTTAGATGTTGCTGATCAGTCGCAGCATCCTAGAGCTTATGAGGTGGTAGCAACTTTAATAAAAACATTAGCAGATGCTAATAAAGATCTTCTTGAGTTACAGAAAAAAAATAAAGAGTTGAAAAAAGTAGAGGATAATAATACACCTAAAACTATCAACAATAATTTATTTGTTGGATCTACTACGGAACTACAGAGATTGTTAAAGAAACATGATCAAGAGTGATGTTTATCTAGGTAATAAAAACTTAAAAAGATCTGATGTTGTTGTAGAATTTACTAAAGATCAAATTCAAGAGTTCATAAAGTGTAGTAGAGACTGTTTATATTTTATAGAAAACTATGTTAAAATTATTAACGTAGATCAAGGATTAATTCAGTTTAAACCTTACGAATATCAAAAAGATATAGTAAGACTTTTTGACAAGGAAAGATTCGTAATTTGTAAGATGCCTCGCCAGGTTGGTAAAACAACCATTGTTGTTGGTATTCTACTACATGCTGCCTTATTCAATGAAAATTATCGTATTGCGATTCTAGCTAATAAAGAAAAACAGGCTCACGAAATTCTTGGTAGAATACAGCTTGCTTATGAGCATCTACCAAAGTGGCTACAACAAGGAGTCTTGGAATGGAACAAAGGTACTATAGAACTTGAAAATGGTTCCAAGATTCAAGCAGAGGCCACAGCATCCTCTGCTATTCGAGGTACTTCTCAGAATTTAGTATACTTGGATGAATTTGCTTTTGTTCCAAATTCTATTCAGGAAACTTTCTTTTCCTCAGTATACCCAACAATATCATCTGGTACCACAACTAAAGTACTCATAACATCTACTCCCAACGGTTTAAATTTATTCTACAAACTTTGGGTGGATAGTGAAAACGATAGGAATTCTTATAAAAGAATTGATGTACACTGGTCAGATGTACCAGGTAGGGATGAGAAGTGGAAAGAAGAAACAATACGAAATACTTCTAAAGAACAGTTTAGGCAAGAATTTGAATGTGAGTTTTTAGGTTCATCTAATACATTAATATCTCCAGAAGTATTGAGACGATTGGTATTCATTCCTCCAATAAAACAAACGGAGCATTTTAAATTATATCACGAACCCAGACAAACTGGGTTGTACATGATGATGGTCGATGTTTCTAGAGGGGTAGGAAATGATTACTCTGCTTTCATTGTGTTTGATGTATCTGAAGTACCTTACAAGGTTGTAGCTACATATAGAAATAATGAGATATCACCATTGTTATTCCCCGAAGTAATTTACAATACAGCAAAAAATTATTTTAATGCTTATGTTTTAGTTGAAATAAATGACATAGGTCAGCAGGTTGTAGATATACTTCATGAGGATCTAGAGTATGAAAATATATTATACACTTCTAAGAATCAAAGAGGATCTACAGATATATCTCAAGGGTTTGGAGGTACCTCTATGAAAGGTGTTCGTACTACGAAAGCCACGAAGAAAATTGGATGTAATAATTTCAAAGCATTAGTTGAGAATGATAAAATATTATTAAATGATGTAGATCTTAT